GCAAGGCCACCTCTCCGTGTACGAGCGAGCGCGTCGCCAGGGCGTGAAATATGCTCTAGTGCTCGAGGACAACGTGATGGTTAACGACTCGTCATTTTTCGGTGAGATTCAAAACACGATCGACACGCTCGGAGATGATTTCGAAATGGTTTTCTTTCACTGCCTTTCACGGTTCCCAGACCAAGAAGGACACAGACCGGGATTTGAAAAACTCCGATGGATAAGTTCTATGAAATGTTACCTTATGCACGTCCCTAATATGGAGCGGTACATCTCCAAATATCTTCCACAAGACAATCACATCGATCACAAGGTTGAAGATTTGATTGCCGAAGGTGCCCGCGTGTTTTATAGAGACCTGCGCGAACATATAGAAATTAATAGGTCTACTCACTCCACAATAGGTCATTCAGAACACGAAGACCCGGACTTTTTTTCCCGCCAATTTCCGGACGCCAGTGCGCGCGAACTGGTAGGGGGGTTCTAGGACGAGTCGTGATTCGTCCAGTCGACAGACAAAAAAATCCTTCTCCGGTTTTCGAAAGAAGTTTACGACGAGACGTGTCGACCCACGTGCGACACAACGCGCCGACCGAGCGTCGCCGACACACACACGACACCTACACTCACTCGCAAGAACGATGCCATCATTCATTCCTCCGAAGGAGTTCAGAAACCTATGCATTCACCACGAGACGAAGACGATCTCGACCATCATGGCTGAACACGTCGACAACGAAGACGAGACGAACTTGTTCATCCTTCCCGACGCCCAGCGTGACCCGACGAAGGGTTGGAGCGAGAGACAGCGTCAGGAATACATCGAATCTCTTCGCTGCAATCTCACGAGCGATCAGAACTGGCTCATCAACGTCGTCAGTGCGAGCGACACGTACGAACTCCTCGACGCTGGGCACCGCCTGGAGACGGTCAAAATGTTTGACCGGTCGGAGCTTCCCGCTCTCGACGGTCGATATTTGAAAGATATGAGCAAGAAGGAGATATCATATTGGAAGCACAAGATTGGTATCAAACTCTGCTTCTACCACGATCTGACCGCCGAACACAAGCAGGTTCTCTTTAACAGGCGTAACCAAGGTCTCAGTATGTGTGACGGCGAACAGCTCAATTCCAGGCTGTTCACGTCGACGTTTATGAAATACCTCAAACACGACGTGTTGCCTCGATACCAGACACCGCTCTCTCGAGTGTCCAGTGGTTCGAACGAACGCGAAAAAGAATTGTTCACGCTCTTCCGATTGGTGAACAGAATTCTCAACCCGGGAACGACGGCGAAATCGAACAAGGACTTGGTCGAAAAGGCACTCCCCGAGTGTGAGCGAATCATCGAATCACTTTCGTGGAAAACCAAGAAAAATGAGGTCATCACGTTTTTGGACACACTCTTCGACATGTTTCAAGGTCGATTGCACTACACCATGGAAGACGTGAAAAAACGCTCAGCGGACGGTAAGAAAGATCTCAAAGACAAATCACTGTATTCCATCACGGAGTTGTACACCGTGCTCGACTGGTTGATGAACGATTTCGATTCGGTTTCGGAATTCGTCAAGATGGACACCACCGCACACAAAACCATCTTCATGAACGCCGTCAAAGAGTTCTTGCTCATCGGATGGAAAGGTCTCAAGACCGAGGACAAGACCGTGTGGTGTGAGAAATGGTCACACGGCGCCGACTGCGGTCGCAACGTCGATCACGCGATCAAGAAGACTGGTGCATTTTATGAATGGCTCGATCTCAACTTTTCACGGTTGATTCAAAATCACGTGGACAAGGGTCGCAAAAATGTGACTCCAAAAAAGCGTCTATCTTACCGACTTTAAAGAGATTTTAGTCTCCCACGCGCGAATCTCATGCAATAACTAAACCACTCCACATGCCGACGCTCGACCTCGAGGCGATATGCAAACCACCGCCGACGGAATCGTACAAGTTCGTACCGCAGCCGATCTATCGCTTCGACGACTACATCGCACTCTACGAGCGACACTGTAAAGAGGTCGGGTACCCGTTCGACCCGACGCGCTTCGACCCGAAGCTGTACAAGTACGTAGCAGCACCGGAGCAAACGGGCGAACCTGTCAAAGCTCCGCTGTCGTCGCACGTGTCCGATAGGATCCGCGTGCACCTAGACGTAGAAGAACAGACGGAAAGAATCACCATCGTCTTGAACACGACTCTGCACGATCTCTACGAGAAATACTGGTCGAAGAACGATCAGCCGCCGCTGAACGAACTCGTCGTCGCGTTCAAAAAGCTGGGTGCCGACGATGCATTTTTGAAAAAAATCATCAAACGGCATGATAAAATTCGGTCTGTCTGTAAAAAATTTGATCTCGACAAGGCGTTTAAACCAAAATCGAAATCGAAGAATTTGAAAAAGAAGAAAGAGGACGTACCACCACCTCCAGACGAATTGGAAGAAGACCGAGAAGAGGAGGAGGAAGAAGAAGAGTTCGAAGGCATGGACGTGGAAGAAAACGACGAAGACGAGGACGATCAGGGTGAGGAATTCATGGAAGACATGGATGAAGACTAATTTCCTGTTGTAACATTAAGGAGTATGTTCAGTACTTACGCGATCAACATGGCGTCTCAGCCCCGGCGATTCGAGACCCAGAGACAGTATCTCCGCGAGACCGGAATCGATCCCATCCGCGTGCACGGGTACGCGTACGACGAAATCCCCAAACGCGAACTCGAGCGTTTCTTCAAACCGCATGCCAGGGTCGTGATGCCCAAGAGTAACATCGGGTGTTGCTACTCCCACCTGAAAGCGCTCGAACACTTTCTCACGCATGGAATCAGCCCGGTCGCGCTCATTCTCGAAGACGACGCCTACCCACTCTTCATCGATCGACGACACCTGGAAGACAAACTCAGACATGGGAACATCGATTGGGATTTCCTCTTCCTACACTGCGATGGGTTCTGTCCCGAGGGTGGTGGAAAACCCGGTCGCCTGTCCGCGTCCGCGGCGGCGTATTTCGTCACCCGAGATGGCGCGCGCAAGGCGCTTCTGCACAAATACTCCGACCATTTCGACATGGATTCGTCGCGCATACCCGGCGTGAAGAAAATCATCGATGGAGAGAATTCGTTTTGGACGGACGAGGACAACGCGATGACATCTGAGAAGAGCACGAACAGGAACGTCCGAGGATGCCCGGATGCTCTCGCGAAGATCAAAGGGAACAGGGGTGAGAAGAATCTGTGTCACGCCCTCGGGTACAGAATCTTTCGATTGGGACCGATCGTGTTGGACACGTTACAGGTCGTCTTCTTGGTGGGTCTGGGAACTTTCTTCGCGCTTAAAAAATCAGTGACATAGAGATGCATGGAGTTCATTCGCAAGAGGTTGGAGTTGGGTCGAAGCAAGTACGGACACGGTGTCCGTACCCGAGACAATCCGCAAACGTGGGGGACGGACAAGGACAGTTGGTACGAGATGGCGGAGGAAGAGTTCGCGGACGGCGTGGTGTACGTCGTCGCTGATTACATTCGAAACTTTGAAACACCGAGCGAGGACGGGGACGACAACGGTCGCATTTTACAACTACTCGAGTCACCCGCACTCATGGTGAAGAGTGACGATCATCGAAGGAAAGTGGAGACGTTGATGAATTTAATTTCTGTGTAATGATTACTAGTACAATGGTGAAAAACCTTCTATCGCCGCTCACCAGTCCGACGGAATCTCTCATCAAGGCGCAGCCCATTCTATTCACTCTGATCATTCTGTACCAAGGTCTGTTCTCGGGTAACGCGATCGCCATCCCCGGAAGACTGAAAAGCATGTTCGAAAGCCGACTGTTCCGCTACGTCTCACTCATCGCCATCGCGTTCAGCGCGACGCAAGACATCGAGTACGCCATCGTCTCGACCTTTTTGTTTTTGACGATTATGTATGTCATCAAGACTCCGGAGGAACGCAAAAAAACTGGGTTCATCTGATTGAAATTTCAAATTTTTGAATTTTCCCGCCCAAAAAAAAAGATTCTCTCGTCCATGGGGCACGTCAAACGCAAGCGTGCGCCATGGTACGATCACCCGAACGCCCACCAAGGCGCCGCGGCACGCCGTGGACGATGGAAGAGCACAACGCCTTCCTCAAAGGGCTCCGACATTTCGGCAAGGGACGCTGGAAAGAGATGTCGATCCATTTCGTCCCTTCGCGCACGTGCACGCAGATAGCCTCCCATGCGCAAAAATATTTTCGACGCATGTGTTCGGTGAAGAAGAATCAGAGAAAGAGCGTGTTCGACGTCTCGCTCGACGAAGAAGGATCGGACGAAAGCCCGTGCGTGACGCCACCGCAGGACGTGTCCGACGT